TCTAGAGTTAATGTAAATCCGTCCATTAGCAAATGCTTTGTTTGTTGCCTGTACTCTGTCACGTACGTCTGGGTTTTTCTTTCTGGCTCTAACTTCAAATCCAGCACTTTGTAATAATCCTATATCGGATATAGAGGCGTTCGATGAATGCCGAGCAGATCCTGAAGAGTCTGGGTACATCACTATACCGTGGTTTGGCCATTTTTCTTTAATAATTCTTATCATTTCTGGAGTATCTAGCATATCAGACAATTCAGCTACAGCATGCCACTGAGTACCTCCGTTCCTTTTAACATATATAGTAGCCGCCTGATGATTGACGTTAAAGTCACATCCTATAAATAAAGTCTCCATAGGGACAATCGTCTCTGAGGATTCATGAGCACTTCTATTGTATGCATTGTAAACAGTTATTGAATTTAAATTTACAAACTCGCCTTCAAGATAGGCTGTAATCAGTGTCTCTGGGTATGTATCTATTAAATTCTGGATATAGGCCTTTGGTAAATACGGATTATCTGTTGTCTTACCTTTCACCATTTGATAATCTCTGTTAGAAGAATTACCCCACATCTTATACATAAACTTATAACCTTCTGGAGTAGAATATGCGCTTACTCTATTAGGCACATTCTCTAAACCTTTTGGTCTTTGTCTATTACGGGCTATAATTTTCATCCATGCTTCACGTGCTTTTTCCTCTGTTAACACGTCAAGTTCATCCACATGTGATCTAAATGCTTCGAAACCAACAATTAAGCTAGGATTATCTAAACTTCTAAAAATAAAATCTCCAAACTGCTTTGAAGATGTGTATATTATATGATCTTGTTTATTATGTGTATAATGTATTCCATTATCACTTAAAAGTTCTTCAATTTTTGGTAAAATAATTCTTTTTATATGATCATGAGTTGGTTCATATAATGCAACAACTGCATCATTAGATTTACTGGCATCTATAAAAGCACTAATAGCCATAGCATGGCTTTTTCCGCTACCAACACCCCCTACAAAGGCAGGAAATGGACAATCTAGAGCTAAAAATTCTGCCTGAGAGGCTGTTACAGAAAAATTCAATTCTCTAGACATCGTCATGTTCCAAGATAGAACCATGTTCTAATTTTTTAGTGTCTGGAGGTGGTAATATAGAAATATTTATTTGTTTAATAGGCTCTACACCTACATTTGCCACTTCCACTTTGTCTTGCCAACTAATACCCTCAATATTTTTCATTGCAAAACATAATACCCCTGCATTTCCCTTTTTTACACCTGAAGCAACGTCTCTGTTCAGTTTTAGCCACCAAGAGATTCTATCTCTTTTGGCTATATCTGCTGCTTCTTTAAATTCTGGATACTGCTCTTTCCAAGCACGAAAAGTTTTTGGATTGATTTCCCACAATTGACAAACTTCTTCTTCTGACATTCCATCCTTACATAAGCCACGAGTTAGTTGCTTGCAATATTTCCTATTGTATTTATCGCCCTTTACTCGCCCCATTACCCTCTATCCGCTAATTTCTCTAGACTTCTCTTAATATCTCTTATATCTTGATGAATACTGTCAACCATTACTCTAATAACAGCAGTAGATGTTTCAACATTTGCTACACGGTCTTCTAATTTCTCTACTTTATGATTGTGTTTTTTGTAAGTCCAAACACAAAAAGCCCCAAGGGGGGCGACAGCATACTGCAACACTAATTGGATGAGGCTATGATCCATTTGTTTGGTCGTCCTGATCCATAGCATCGAGAATCTTTTCACCTGTTCTAACATCTTCTGGAGTCACTTTACCTTTCAATTCCCTTAGAGCATTATAATACTGTGCTCGATTAACTTTTGCAAGCTCCAAAGCATGTGATCTTTTAGCTGCAAAAAAACTTCCTAAACTTGAGAATATTCCACCGACTGTGTCAGCACTTACACTAATTCCCCATACAGTGAACATAATCAACATACAGCTTTGTACGTACCATTCTGGCATGGCACCTAAATTATCAAAAATTATCTTAGAGTAATGTGGAGCCACCATTCCGAGAATGAATGGACCGAACCACATAAAAAAAGTGAAGTATTTAAAACGTTTGCCAGTACTTTTAACAATAACTGATTCTTCAGCCATTTGAGCTCGGGCAATTTCTCCAGCAAGCCCTATTTTAGATAGTTGAATTTGTAAATCAGCAGTTGTTTTAGCCTTCATTAGCTCATTTTGAGATCTGAACATTGACCCGAAAATTCCGGGTAGTTGAGCTAAAAGAGGAAGCAATAGGGCCCACATTATTTTTTAGTTCCTGTCTTATGTAAAACTTTATTTGAAGCTACAAATATTTTTTGATTTGCTTCTTTCCTAGCTTTAGCAGGCAATTTCATTATTTAGCACTGTCATTATTGTTGTTATCGTTACTTACAACGTCTTTATTATCTTGGGGTTTTGGAAGTTGTGGAGATTGGTCTTGGTTCTGGAAGTATTTTTTATAAGCGTAATATCCAGCAAAGCCTAGTCCAATTAGAATAAGTAGAAACATTATATTTTTCCTCTAAGTTGTTATTATTTAGGAAGTGCCTGTGGAGGCTGTATAGGTTGTGGCTGTAAAACTTGTACTTGATCAGCAGGTTGACCTACAGAAATAGGTTGTTGCGGTACTGGTGGATAGAGTACTTGCTCTTGTTGTTTTTGTGGATTTGGGTAGTAGGGCAATAATATTGCCTTTTGATGATTATGTTGATGTTGGTTTGGATTGTATTGAATATTTTGATTGAGGCTGTTTATTCCAAGAACCTCTTCTAAGTAGTTTTTGATTATTCCTGGAGAAACTTTTTTAATAACATAAGATTTAATTTTATTGACAATTAAACTTTTGAAAATCATACCAGCTAAAAAAACTGCACTAAATAATAATGGTTGTTCCACTAACAAATCGAACATTGAATTCCTCATGGGATGGCTGGTTTAATCAGAAAATCTAAAGTATGGGAGCTGATTCGCTACGCTGGCTCAACTAACCGAAGCCTCGGTAAGTTCAAATGCCGATAGGCAACGAACCCTATAAAGTAGTGGTTTTCAAGATTGTAAGGAGGGATTTCTGTCAGTGATCTTAGTGCCACTTTTTGACGAAAGACAAATTTTACTCACCACTACATATTAATTATATCACATTAAATACTATTTGTCAAGTTTTTATTAATCTTTTTATTTGCCGTAGCAATGGCACGGTAAATCGTTGTCGTTGACAGCTTGTATTTCATTACTAACTGTCCTATAGAATACCCTGCTTCATAATCTCTTATAATATCGTCTAGTTTGCCATTAAACGGAATAAGTGGTCTATAATCTCCATCTAAGACTTTGTCTATAATCTGTGTTGATACATTGTATCTTAGTGCTAAAGAATTTTTAGACTCGCCTTCATCATATAATTTTTTTATAGTTTCTGACTCTTGATTTATAGTTTTGTAATTGTAATTAGTTCTAATTCTATTTTTTATTAAACTTTTACTAATTATAATTTCCAACAATTCTAGAGAATCTAGTCCTAATAAATAACAATGATAAGCAAATGTCTTGCTAGCAAAATACTCTAAGTCTTGTTCCCTAGCTGCGCTATCCATTATAGCTAGAAAAAGCCTCATTTCAGGCAATAATTTATCTCCTCTGTGTTTTATTAATTCTTCCTCAACTATTGACATTGCTTCAACACTATTAAAATTCTCAATTTCATCACAGTAGTACATAATAGTTTCTCCTAGATGTTTAAAAACTACTAATTATTTTAGTACAACATAAAAATTTTGTCAAATCTATTGACAATGCATACATAAATATGTTACCATAGAACATGGGTTTGGGGTTAATTATATTATATATAGGGCTATAATGCTTACAGATTTTAAAGGAAATACACAAGAAGAAGTTTATGAATTATTTTATCAATGGTGTGACAATTTATGTGAAGTAGTTCATCCCTTTGACGAATTACCAAGATTAAACTATAGTGATTTAGTGGCATTCTGTGGTTGGAATGATGATGGAGAATGTTACGGTGATCTAATGTTTGATTTATGGCATAAAAAAATTTATAAAGGAGGAAAAATATCATGACTGTAGTTAAGTTTCCGACGGATAATGCTAAAGACACAAGAAAATTAACCACTAAAGTACTACATCTCTATAAAAATCAGTTGTATGATATAATAGATCGTCATTATCGAGATTTTAGTAATCAAGAATTAAGTTTCTTGAATGATTTGAGAGTTATAACTCATGATCTAATAGTACTTAGGGAGATGGTAAATGATTAATATTGAAGAACTAAGATCAAGAGCTACTAGATTGTTAGAATTGCTAGCCGAGAATTCAGCCTCCGATTATGGCTGTGATAATGTCACATACCTTGCATATGTTATTCAGTCATGGTATGAGGAAGGCTATAAAGATGCACTAGAGAACGGAGTCAGTGATGCCGACTAAGTATTATGAGGTTAGGAAGAGAAATCTAAATGGAGAAGATAGATTATTTAAGACCCCAGATAAGTCATTTGCACAGTATTTGTGTAATGAATATAATAAATGTATAGCATTCCCATGTTATAACTATTATGTAACTGATTATGAAGAATTAGAATCTAAATATGATAATATTTTATATTTTGGTTTTGTGTTTACTTTTGACGACATTACATTATACATGAGTTTTGTTGGTAGCCATAACAGTGATGAGTGCGGATGTGAGAAAAATGCCTATCCTGTTAAATTTATAAATGTTAATGCATGTGGAACATCTTACGAAAAATGTTTAAATAAAGCTAAATATATGGCAGAGAGAATCAGAAATTATTCTCTTATAGAACATTTATAATAAAGCCCTACGTTAAAGGGCTTTATGGTTTAATTTGCACTTGATAGACAGGTGATTTCTATACAATCATCATCATCTATATTACTGAAACAATTATTATTTTTATCGTATATGACACATTCCTCCACAAGTTCCTTTGAATTTTCACAGCCTTGTAGTAGTGCATATTTCTCTAAGGCTGCCTCCTCATCTTCTGCGAATATAAACTCGCTAGAATATTTACTACTTTGTACCATATAAGTTTTCATAAAAGTAACCTTAATTTGTTGTTTAGTTTAAGTGTGCGTTCTAATTTACGCAGAGTTGCTACATCTCTGTCCCTTTCAGAGAAAAATACATCATTTGATGAAATATCATCATTATCTCCGTTACAATCATATCTAGCACCTCCGTACAGAGCATTCTCTGTTCCCTTATAGTCACGTTCTTCAATGTCTTGACACATTCCATCACTAAGAAATGTAGGTGTGTATTCAGTATTCATGATCCTCTCCTTTATAAAAACTGCATCTAGTTGACATTTATGTATTAAGTATAGTAAAGCAGCATTAATAATAAAACTAATTATTGCTATCTCACTTAATCTATTCACTTGATTCTCCTAAAATATTCTATTCTTAATTATATTATAGGTGACAATTTAAAATTTGTCAAATTTTTATGTCTTTAATTTGACTTTTTATTTTAAGAATATGTACATATGGTTTTAGTGTAAAATGCTCTGTGGGCATATCATTCTGTTTTCTATTGGTTAGACTAAATATCGCAACGCTTAATAGGAAACTAACTCCTATGAATTCATTTAAAGTGTTCATTACCTTCTCCGTTAGCATAACACTTTATTTGCATCATATGGCCCTACATAATCAGTACAGTGCACACTCATTGGAACTTCTTTTATATACACTGCGTAATGCTCGGGACCAAACATATCATTTATTAAATATCTAGCTCTAGGTAGATTAGTTGTCAAAGAATAAACTTTATCATTTGCTTTAAAGACTATTGCATATTGTGTGTACATTTTCTCTCTCCTAATATTTAAAATCACCATATTCAGTAAATTCTCGTTTAGTACTTAAGCCTCTTCTAGTAAGTTCATTCCTAATTTCAGGCTCTATGTTAGAATAGTCCTTATAAAATTGATGATTTAATGATACGACTTGTTTATCAGTTAATACAGTTAATAATTTTTGTATAAATAGTTCACAATCGTCTAGTCTCTCTTCAATGCCCATAATAATTGCTCCTTTATAAATTGTCTGTATTCACAAGTTAATTATAGTACATGATGAATGGAAATGGCAGTTATCATTGTAAATTCTTAGTAAAGAGATTACCTCCCATTAGCGGGTAGAGTTCATTTTATTGGCAGCAAGGGGTACAGGACGTATCCCCGCCCATAAAGGCGTAATATTCCCTTAAGGTTCATTTTTGGTAGTTTTTATACATAAGCATGGGCTAAACCATGCCTAAGGTCGCCTGGGGGTTGTAGGGGGTAGGTCAAAATTCAACACAGGAAGTGTTGTTTGACATGGAACTATAACACGATGTATGTGTAAGAAAGCTACACACTATATGTGATTAAACTACACATATCGTGTCGATTGATATAAGAGGAAGTCATTTTTGACGAAGCTGGCTAGCGGAGTGCCCCTATAAAAACCACCTAGATAAGCACATAACCGTAGCCATTAAAAAAGCCTAGAAGTATAGGCTAGGCTTTTGATTTTACTTTAAGAAGTGACATTACACTGAAGGCTACTTAGATGAGCCTTTGTAATGTTTATATGTATTTATTGTTACATAATTAGTTACTTTGAGCACATTATGTCACAATAAATGATATAATTTGTGACTTAATTGTTCAAATTATGAAGAGGTTCAGCTAAAATGAACAACGTTTTCGCTTTTGTAATTCATCTTCAAGTCTAATTTGTAGATCAGATAAAGACTTTAATCTAGCTTCACATTGTTTAGAAGTTCTATAATTATGCACACATATCATAACTATAGTAATTATAGAACAAATATTTAATAAAAAATTCATTATCATAGTCCTCCGTATTACAGTTGTGCTTACAATAGTTTTTAATTAATAATTTAGTTTACCTTAAGAAATAATTCATAACTATTTAATGTAGCACTAAGTGCTATAGCTTCTTCTCTAGTTTGGACATGGAATAATTGCTGACTATTGAAGTTTTCATCTCCCATCTTTCTAACAGCCCATAAACTATAATAACATTCATCTTCAAAAAATTCCCACATATTATTTTCCTCCATCCTCATGAAACTCTAAATCTATATACTTTTGTAAATTAGGGAAAGAGCTCTCTATACAAGCTCTTGTATAATTCCCTAATAAAAATCCTCTAAAAGAAATATTAGGATTATTACTACAATGTGTATCCATAAGCAGAGCTTTTAATTCATATAATAATTCTTTGTTCATCTCTTCTCCTATCTAGACTAGTATTCCATTATATTGTATATTAAAACAAATATCAAATATTATCTAGTATTTCTTGATACATAGTTATTCCAGTGATAATTTCATACTGCTTACCATGCTTCTTATGGTAAATTATTGCTCTTGTGTCTCTTCCACTCCTCCATCCATACCAAGAAGCAAATGAATCAGCAGCGGCTAGTGTCCTGAATGATTCCACCACCATTCCAGGGAATTCCTTTTTATTCTCACTATGTATATGTCCAGTGAGACCATATCTATATTTAGTACGTCCCCACATAGCAGCCTCGTCAGTTGCTGCAACTCCAGGCACTTTCTCCATTTTAATGGTGTCTCCATGCGTTGTTACTATCATCACATTTCCAAATTCTACATAATGCATAGGTTTTGGTTTATTGTCAATAGTAACTCTAGGTTCTTTTTCATAAACATTAGTCAAACACTCAGATAACACAACTGAGAGGCAGGGGTCATGGTTGCCCGAGACATTAATATCAATTACATTTTTAAATTTAGTGAGCATTAATTCTAGCAAAAATCTTTTTAGCCTTATACATGTTCTCACCATCTTAGGGTAGCGGCTATCAACATCTAATTGATGTCTATGTAGTGGGGTAACAGCCTCTCTTGTATCTCTGTGGGCAAAATCTCCAAGATTAATCAGAACACCAGTGTCACATGGTGGACATTTGTCAACAATATCCTTAAAAGCTAATTGAACTGCAGCCTCTACGTGGGCTAAACTCCAATCTTCACCGCATTCATCTTTCCAGGCCATCATACCAACGTGCAAGTCACCTATTGGTAATACAGCCATCAATTCCTCATTAACCTCATGTTCATTATATATTGTTATTGGAGGATACTTTGGTAATTCATCAATATAGCCCTGAACAGCTTCTTTTAATAATTCTATATGTCTTTCTCCGTCTTGTGTAGATTTAACCCACTGCGCTTTTGGTTTACCATATTGATCGTAATATGTAGAAATACCCTTAATCTTGTAACCATCAGGGACTTCATGCACCATGTCATGCTGTGGAGACCATCCTTTTTGTGCTAGTCTAGATTTTCTAACCCTGATAGTTTTTTCATTAACAAAGAATAGTTCACCTAATTTACGATTACTCATAGTAGGATTGGCTTCTATCGCGCTCTTTAATTCATCATCTGTAAATTTTCTTTTTCTTTCAACCATTAGTAACTCCTTAATCCCAGAAAGTTTTGATGTATTTGTTAAGGTAATTCCAAGCATCTTGTTTTCGTGCTTCTGCTGTATTTTTTTGACGTTTGTAAATAACTCTAATCATTTTGTCATAATAGTCTTTACTAATAGCATAGTCATGCGTTAATATACTAAAATTATGGTTTTCACTTTTTACAAATTTAAAAGGATTTGATCGTAATAGTTTTTTATATGACTT